ACAGTTGCAACCGCAGCTTTTACGGCTGGTGCTTTTACCGTGATGATCAACATTGTTGATCTTATTAGTGAGTAAGGAGCATAGATAATGGCTGATTCTAACTGGGCAAGTGGTTTACAGGTATCCAGATGGGCTAAGCAGCTCTACTATGAAACTGCGAAAGAAATCTACTTTGAGAAGTTTATGGGTGACGGCTCTGATTCGATGATTCAGGCGAAACACGATCTAGAAGGCGCTGCCGGGAAAGATGTTACATTTGGTCTTTTGACCAATCTTTCCGGGTCTGGTGTCTCTGGTGATGATTCACTTGAAGGCAACGAAGAAGCTATGAGTACCTACAGTCAGACCGTTTCGACTGCAATGAAACGGAATGCTGTGCGTGACACTGGTAGCTTTGACAACAGCAAAGTCCTTTTCGATTTTCGGAAAGAAGCTATGTCTGTGTTGAAGACCTGGCTTGCTGAAAAAGTTGATTCCGACATTTTCACAAGTCTTGCTTCCAGTCCATCCAGAACTTTTCGGGCCGATGACGGTTCTTCCACTGTGGCTGCAAGGTCAAACGAATCCAGCACTGCTGGCAGTTTGACTTCTTCTGATTCAGTTTCTCTTGCGGATATTTCCGCAATGAAACGGTTGGCGCAAGTCCCAGAAGGTTCAACTGAGCTTCGTATGCGACCAATTCGGGTAGAAGGAAAAGAATATTATGTTCTTCTCATTCACCCC